GCTCGGGCTGGCATCGGACAAAGCCGGGATCTTCTGCTTATAGACCAGCTGTATTGTGTAGGTGCCGTTGGGCACGCGGCCGCGCCGGCTGCGCTTCGAATGCTGTTTCCGTCCAGCCAGACGGGTCGCCCTCTGGCCTATGCCATCAGTGGATCGTCGCTGCTGCTCGGCCCCGTGCCCAACGGCACCTACACAATACAGCTGGTCTATAAGCAGAAGATCCCGGCTTTGTCCGATGCCAGCCCGAGCAACTGGCTGCTCGCCAAACATCCCGACCTTTATGTGGCTGCAAGCCTGGCCATGGCTGAGTTCCGCGGCTGGAACGACGCGCGCTTGCCGCTGCTGAAGGGCTGGTATGATGAGCTGATCCAGGAGGTGAACGAAGCCGGACAGCGCGCACGCCACGGAGCGGGGCCGATCCGGATGCGCGCTGCGATGATGCGGGCGGGGACACGATGATGCGGATCCCGTTTGGCGAATGGCTGCCGGACCGCCCCGCGCAGCTCGGCGAAGGCCTGGTGCGGGCGGATGGCGTGGTCGCAATAGACGGCGGCTATGCGCCAATCGGCAGCTTTGTACCGATGAAGAATGGTACGCTGCCGGCACGCTGCATTGGTGCGGGCGGCTATCGCGCCGCCAGCGGCCCCCTGCTGTTCGCCGCGACCACGAGCAACATCTACACTTATTCGAGCGCGGGCTTTGCCAGCATCGCGAGCGGGCTTGCCGGCAGCAAGGATATTGGCGTGCGCTTCTGCCCCTATGGCGCCTTCATGCTGGCGACCAATGGGGCGGATCCGATCAAGAAGTTCGACCCCGCTTCTGCCGGAGCAATGACCAATCTAGGCGGTAGTCCACCGACGGCGCGCTATCTTGCCGTTGTGCGGGGCTTCGTAATCGCGGGCCATGCGGGCGGCAGCAGTCTGCGCATTGCCTGGTCCGACAATGGCGATCCGGCCAACTGGACCGCGGGCGGTGCATCGGAAGCCGGGCAATATGACATGGCATCGGGGGGGGACGTCACCGGCATTGTCGGTGGCGAATATGGCCTGCTGTTCCAGGAGGATCGGATCCTGCGCATGACCTACACCGCGGACGACACGATCTGGCAATTCGACGAGATCGTGAGCGACGCGGGCTGCTCCGCGCCCAAGAGCCTGGCGAGTTGGGGCAAGATGAGCTTCTTCTGGTCGAACCGCGGCTTCATGGCGTGCGACGGCGTGAGCGTACAAGCGATCGGTGACGAGAAGGTGGACCGCACGTTCCGGTCGCTGCTCAACCGGGACTATTTCGGCGGTATGAGCGCGGTGGTCGATCCCGCGCGCGCACTTTACATCGTCGCAGTGCCCTCGGCCGAACCGGCCGGCCAGCTCTTCCTCTACAATTATGCTCTCGGGCGTTGGACGACGGCGACGCTCACCAGCGAATATCTGTTCCCGGCGCTGACGCTGGCATCGAGCCTTGAGGATCTGGACGCGCTTTATCCTTCGATCGACGCGGCGGGCCTGTCGCTCGATGGCGCGGCGCTGCGCGGGGGCGTGCCCAACGCCATGCTGTTCGACGGGGCGCATCGGCTCGGCACACTTTCGGGCCCTCCCCTCGCCGCGACGATTACGGACGGCGCACGCGAATTGGTGCCGGGCGCCCGGAGCCGCATCCGCAGTATCCGGCCGCTGACCGATGCGGGCGCGGCGACGGTGACCGTGGCGGGGGCGAGCGCGCTTAGCAGCGCGGCGACGGAAACGACTTATGCCGAGCGGCGGGCGAACGGCAGTTATCGCTGCCGCGAAAATTGGAACCTGACCCGCGTGATGCTTTCGATCCCGGCAGGAACGCCATGGAGCCATGCGCAAGGCTATGATGTCGAAGCGGTGGCGGGAGGGCGGCCATGAGCTCGCTAATCAAGGATAGCGAGCAGACGCAGACCGAATGGAATCGCAAGGCACGAGACGCCACCAACGGACTGATCCGGCGGCTGTCGGGCTGCGGCGCCACCGCCGATCGGCCGATCAAGGCGGTGACCGGGCAGATGTATTACGACACCACGCTGGGCAAACCCATTTGGCGACATGCGAGCGGCGTCTGGAAGGACGCGCAAGGAACGACCGTATGAACCCGCAACGGGGGAACGAAATGACCAAATTCTTGCAGGAAGGCGGCGGGTCAACCGGCGCGCCATCCATCGATGCTATTGCGCAGGCACTTGGGATCGACCGCGACAGGCTGGCGCCGCGACCGACGTTCGTGCCCACACTTAATGGGGGCATGTTCGCCAATAATGCCAAGCGCGTTTGCGTCGGCCCGAGGTTCAGCCGGTTCTTCGCGCAAAATTATCCGGCGGTCAGCCGGATTGCGCAGGCGCGTGGCGTGGACGTGTCGTTGCCGCTCGGCTTGTCCGCCTTCGAATCCGAGTGGGGCGATAGCCGAATGAATGCGAAGCAAAATAACCCTTTCGGTGCCACCCCAAACGGCACAAAAGGCGTGCATTACAATTCCATCGAATCCGCCTGGGATAATTGGGATCGACAATGGGGACCACGAATCCAGGGCACGGGAACCGACCCGGCCGCCTTCGTGCGCGAACTGTTGAAGGATAATCGGAAAGTGGTCGGTGGAACCGACCAACGCGGGCCCTACAACACACAAAAAACGGACACAAAAGGGGATCCTAGATGGCGATCGGTGGCGCTAGGTACTATCGCCGGCGTCAGAAAACGGCTGCCGATCTGGCTCGCATCCGGCTGCTGATGAAGGAGCTTTCGGTCGCACAGCACACTAGACAAAAGAACAAACAGTGATCATTGTGCTCGTTGAAGGATGGGATGCCGTTACCACCGGGAGGGAACCGCTACCATCCTGGCGGCGACCGGCCGGCTGACAACGAGGGGGGAACAATGGCTGGAGCGAAGCGGTGGGTGATCATGATGGTGATGGCCGCGAGCCTATTGGTCCAGCAATCGCCGCTGGCGGCGCGCGTCTACCGCGTCGAAGATTACGGCATCGAGCTTCGAGCGCCACCCGGGCGCGTCGTCTGCGAGAATGGCTCTTGGCAGCATGTGCATGGATTCGAATACAATATCGGTCCACCTTTGAATTGCGAGAAAAACACAGACAAAACGCGCCCAAGGCATGTCAGGGTCGAGGGATTGTTCAATACGGCGGAATGGACGTTTCGCAAATTTGCCAGAATAACCTGTCGAGGGCGGAAGGTTTCGCTGCCTAATGGTTCGTTTGCCGGCCTGGATTTCCGCGGCAGAAAAACACTGCATTGCGCGGTCGAAGACAAAGGAGAAATTTATATCCATGCAATGGCCGAACAAGGTCATGACCCAGATACGCATAAATCATGCGCGCAGTACGATGCCTTCCTTGTTACACGCCGAGAAATGATCAAAAAAGACCTGATCTTATTCAAGGACTTTCTAAGCAGGGTCACCATCAAACCTGGAGCCTGCGGCTGATGATTCAAACATCAGAGGGGAGAGGTAGAGTTTGCCCGACGCGCTTCTCATGGTCCCGACGATGGTGAGGTAATCAGGACTTTTGAACAAAGCGAGCTATCTGTCTTAAAAAGCCGACCATTGGGAAAAACTACTGATACGCAGACCTGGAAACTGGGAATAGCTTGATGCCCCAGAGAAAACCGAAAAACTACCCTACATGGATTATTGGATCGGTGACCGGCATTGCCGCCTTAGCCATGCGGAGTTGTTGGCCTCAGCCCACCCGGGCGAAAGCGGCGTGACAACTGTGGATCTCCAGCCCTGCGCTCAGACGGCCCCTCATAAACCGCACTGCTCTACCCCACCCGAAGGATAGGACACGATCAGCGGCGGCATCGGTCCAATCATCGAGCGTCAGCGTTCCCAAGCACTATCCACGAGGTGCCGATCGATGATCGATTGGAGCAGCTACTTGCGGTGGCGACCTGCTTTCTCGGAAGCGATGGATCGAAGGCTTTACCGGCCGGAGTGGCTGGATGCGCGCATCCTCGCCGGCAGCGCACAATTATGGCAAAGCGAACATGCCGCTGCGGTGACGGAGGTCCGGAACTACCCGACTGGTGCCTATGACGTGCACGGCCTGGTCGCGGCGGGAGACGTGACGGAGGTCCGCGATATCATCGTCCCGCAAATCGAAGCATGGGGCCGCAGCATTGGAGCGCTGGGAATCATAATCGAAAGCCGTCCCGGCTGGGCGCGCGTGATGCGCGACGCGGGTTTTGAAGCGCATCAACTAGCAATCCGCAAACCGCTGTAACCGCCCTTTCGTTCCTCAAATGTTCAGATTACACTCATGCAATCGGAGGGATTGCACGTGACGTTTTTTTCAAAACCCGCCGTCCTACTAGAGTGGTGATCGATCTAAGCTCCAAGGGCCTCGCGACGGCATTCGATCCCGGCGTTCATACCAGCGCGTTGAAACTGTTGGAGACGGCAACCGATCCTGTGATCAATGCGGGAGCAGATCCCAAGACGAAAAAGTTGACGCGCGCGGATTTGAGTCACGCGGACTGAGTATGCGGGACC